GATCCGCACCGACCTGGCCACCGTTCTTGCTCTCAAGATCGACCTGTCTGGTCTTTACGGCACCGGCTCTAACAGCGAGCCCCTGGGCCTCAAGCTGACCACCGGCGTCGGCACCGAAGACTTCGCTGCTGATGCTCCTACCTTCGACGAGGTGGTTGCAATGGAGTCTGACGTTGCTACCGCCAACGCACTGATGGGCAGCCCTGTCTATCTGATGAACGCTGCCATGCGCGGCAACCTCAAGACCACGAAGAAGGACGCCGGTTCCGGCATCTTCATCATGGAGAACGGTGAAGTCAACGGCTACGCCGGCGTGCTGTCCAACCAGGTGGCTGCTAATGATCTGTGGTTCGGTAACTTCGCCGACCTGATCATCGGCTACTTCTCCGGTCTGGATCTGATGGTGGACCCCTACACCAACAGCACATCGGGCACCGTGCGCGTTGTGGCAATGCAGGACGTGGACATCGCTGTTCGCCATCCTGAATCCTTCACACGCGGCAACAACACCCTCTGATCATGTTGATCGAGGTCCTACGGCAAACCATGCTGGCGGGCCAGGTAGTTCGGATTGGGGAGGTGCTCGAGGCCTCCCCGTCTGACGCCAGGCTGTTGATCGGCATCGGCAAAGCAATCCAGACTGCCAAGGCAGCAGTCGAACTGGTTGAGGCACTTCAGCCTGAGCCTGCATCAAAACCACAACCCCCTAGACGGAGGACTAAGCCATGACCATTCTCAATCTTGGGACCAAAACTGAGGTCCTCAACTTCCTGCCCAATGATGTGGTGACAGCTACTGTCACCGCCAGCACCGCCATCGACCTGGTGGATTATGAAGGCGACATTGCCGTGATCCTTTGCGCCGAAGCAGGCGGTGCCAGCATCACCTACCTCGGCAAGCTGACCGCTTCCGACACATCAGGTGGGACCTACACCGATGTGACAGGCGGCGCGTTCACAATCACTACTGCCAACACCGCATCGGTGCAAAAGATCTCGGTCAACGCTGACGACACCAAGCGGTTCATCAAGGCAGTGGTAACGGTTGCAGGCGGCACTGGTGCCGGCTGTGTGGCGATCGTCGGCCTGGGCTCCAAGAAGTACAGCTGATGGCGTTTACGGAAGACCTAAGCATCTTCCTTGCAGACTTCGGCGTCAGCTGCACAGCTGGCGCCGTTACTGCTTTGGGCATCCTGGACATGCCAGGCCAGGTGATCAGCGATGGCATGGTGCTGACCACTGACTACACACTGACCGCAAAGGCGTCTGACTTTGGCAGCCTGATCCGCAACGATGCGATCACGGTTGATGCTGTGGCCTACACGGTGCGGGAGGCGATGCTGCTGGATGATGGCAAAATTGTTCAGATCGCTTTGCAGAAGACATGACCACGAAGCGCGAGACCATCCTGGCCGCAGTCCGCACTGCACTGACCGGCACCACGGGTGTCAGCACGCGGATCTACCGCAGCCGGGTGGAACCGATCAGCCGCGGCGAGAGCCCCGCAATCGTGGTTGAACCGGTCAGCGATTCAGCGGATCAGAACACCTCGCTGCCGACGCTGGACTGGAGCCTGACGGTGCGGGTGGCGATCATCGTGCGCGGTGCGATCCCAGACCAGGTAGCGGATCCGATCATCGAAAGCGCACACGCGAAGATCATGGCCGACCTTACCCTTGGCGGCTATGCCATTGACGTGCAGCCGATCAGTGTGAGCTTTGACCTGCAGGAAGCAGACCAGCCTGCTGGTGTGATCATGATGGATTACCTAGTGCGCTACCGTACGAAGGTGGCGGATTTAACCAGTTAGACTGGCTACGATGCACCGGATCCTGCACCCCGACAATTGAGGACCTGATCGATGACTCTGCTGACCCGCAAAAGCCTTATCCTCGCGAAATCTGAAAGCACCTACGGCACCGACATCTCGCCTGCCGGTACTGATGCTGTTCTGGTGCGTTCGCTTGAGGTGACCCCGATCGAGGCGGACAAGGTTAGCCGTGAATTGATCAGGCCCTATCTTGGCGGCAGCGAGCAACTCTTGGCGAATGCCCACGTTGGCGTCACGTTTGCGGTTGAGCTTGTGGGCTCTGGCACCGCAGCAACCGCACCACGATTCAGCAGCCTCCTCAAGGCTTGCGGCATGGCCGAGACCATCACGGCATCAGCCGTCACTGGCACCGCACAAGCAGGGTCAGCTGGGAGCATCACGCTGGCAGCGGCCGCAAGCGCAACCGATGGCGCTTACGTCGGGATGATCGTTTCAATCACCAGCGGCACGGGCTCCGGCAGCAGTGGCGTGATCAGCGCTTACAACGGCACCACCAAGGTGGCCACAGTGAAAGCGATCACCGCAGCATTTACGCCAGGTGTGTCAAGTGTCTACAGCATCGCCGCTAATGTAGGCTACCGGCCTGTTAGCTCCAGCTTCAGCAGCGCCACGATCTACTATAACAACGACGGCATCCTGCACAAGATCACAGGCGCTCGCGGTACGTTTGCCATCAATGCAACCGTTGGTGAGATCCCGGTGATTGAGTTCACGATGGTCGGCATCTACAACGCACCAACCGACACCGCTGCACCAACCGCTACCTACACTAACCAATCATCACCCTTGATCTTCAAGGCTGAGAATACATCAGCTTTTACAGTCTTTGGGTACGCTGGTTGCTTGATGGAGTTCAGCTTTGACATTGCAAACGAGACCCTTTACCGGGAGCTGGTTGGCTGCACCAAAGAAGTGATTATCACTACCCGCGCCGCTGAAGGTGAGATGAAGATCGAGGCGCCAACGATTGCGCAGTATGATTTCTTCAGCGCAGCATTGGCATCGACGACTGGAGCGGTCACCTTGGTGCACGGCACGACTGCTGGCAACCGGGTGACAGTGGTGCTGCCTACTATCTCACTGGCGAATCCTGCCTATCAAGATGAGGACGGCATTCAAATGCTAGGCTTACCTTACGTTGCTGTTCCTACCGCGATCGGCAATGATGAAATCTCCCTCACCTTCGCCTGATCATCGTGGCTTTTGTCCTTAAGCAATCCAGCAGCTACGTCTGGCCTGTTACCGTCAAACTGCCGATCAATGGCGGTAAGTTTGAGAAGCAAACATTTGACGCTGAGTTTAAGCGGCTGCCGCAAACAAGGATCAACAAGCTGCAAGTTGAGGTGCAGGCACGCGTCAAATCATCCGAACGCAATGAAACAGCAGATGACAGCATCAGCGACCAAAGCATTGCTGAGGAGCTTTTGATCGGCTGGTCTGGTGTGCTTGATGAAGATGGCGATGAGGTGCCATTTACCGAATCAATGAAGCAGCAACTGCTTGACATCCCGACCATGGCGACGGCAATCATTGTTGCCTACTTCGATAGCTTGATTGGGGTGAAAACAAAAAACTTCTAGACGCCGCACGATACTGGATGCGTGGCGGCGTCATTGATAACACAGCAAAAGATGCTGCGGTGTTTGGCCTCGAAATCCCCGAGCCATCAGAGCCCGATCGCTTTGAGGTTGAGCCTGAGGCATGGCCAGCGGTGGTCGCCTTCCTGCGCTGCCAGACCCAATGGCGCAGCGGCAGCAATGGCTTGATCGGGTTGGACTACGCCGCGCTTGACTGGACCTTTAGACTGCATTCAGTTGCAGATCCAGCAGCCATGCTCGCCGACATCCAAATCATTGAGGCCGAGATCCTAGCGGCTGTCCACGAAAAAGGAGGCTGAGCATGGCGCTAGACATGACAACAGCCCTAACCATTAGGGCAAAGGTTGATGGCCTGGGGCAGATCAGCGGGTTAACCAAAGGCCTTGGCGGCGTTACGAATCAGTCCAACGCAGCAGCTGGTGCGATGGGCCGCTTGCGTGGTGCAGCAGCCGGCGCAATGGGCGCAATGAGCACCCTTTTGCCGGTGCTGGGAGTTGGCGTTATGGCGAAGTTTGCCAAAGACAATCTCGACGCTGCTGATGCGATGTCGAAGATGTCGCAACGAACTGGCGTTGCGGCACCAATGCTTGACAAGTTTCGCAAAGTTGCAGAGCTAAGTGATACCAGCATCGAAGGCCTTGGCAAAGGCTTCAAGACATTGGCCAGCAATATGTATGACGCGCAGGCCAAGGGCACCGGCCCGGCTGCTGATGCATTTAACAAGCTTGGCATTGCAGTTGCTGATAGCTCTGGCAAGTTGCGATCTAGTGATCAGGTAATGCTTGATATTGCTGATCGGTTTAAAGCAATGGCCGACGGACCAGAAAAGGCCGCGCTAGCTGCTGATTTATTTGGCGCGAAGATTGGCGGCGAGCTAATCCCGTTGTTGAACAGCGGCGGCGATGCAGTGCGCAATATGGGCACCAGCATGACGCAAGAGTTTGCAGATAAAGCAGCGGCATTTAATGATCGATTAGAGACTATGCAAGAGAAACTGGGTGATCTTGCACTGCGATTGACTGAATCTATTATGCCGGCGCTTGAAGCATTGGTTTCAGGCATCGAAGCCTTTACCGCCTTGCCTGAACCTGTTCAAAACATCGCGCTTGCGTTTGGAGCCTTTGCAACTGCGGCGTTAATTCTTGGCCCAGCCATCTCAGCAATCATCGCAATCGGGCCTGCGCTGGCAGCTGGACTGGCAGGATTAGCCGCAGCTTTTGCAGCCCTTGGCCCAATCGTGGCAGGACTAGGGACCGTGCTGGCTGTTGTCTTCACGGGCCCGGTGGGCATCGCTGCTTTGGTGATCGCCGCTGGCATTGCAATCTATGCCTTCCGCGATCAGATCGGGGATGCCTTTACTGCCATTGGCGAATACTTCAAACAACTACCAGCAGGGTTCCAATCGTTCTTTATTGATCCGTTGGTTGAAGGTTTTAAGATATTGATGGAAATGATCAACACAACCTTTATCCAACCATTGAAAGATGCTTTTACAGCAACGCTTGAGTTTGTTAAAACTAACTTTGTTGAGCCAATTCAAACGGCATTTACTACGTTGATTGAATCAATTAAAACCATCTTCAGCAATGTAGTTGACATTATCACTACGCCATTCAAGGCAGCATTTGAAACGGTGCGCGGCATTGTAAATCAGATTCTAAACGGTATTGGCAGTGCAATTGGTAGCGTAGTTAGTGCCATCAATAGTGTAATTCGAGGCGCTAACGCCGCTTTAGCAAGGCTGAAATTACCGCAAATTCCGATGCTGCCTGCGCCCAGCATCCCCCAATTTGCCGAAGGTGGCGTTGTATCAGGGCCCACGCTTGCAATGGTGGGCGAAGGCGGCGAGCCCGAGTACATCGTGCCGCAATCCAAGGCGACCAAGTTCGCTAACAACTGGCTATCTGGTGTGCGCGGTGCAGCCGCTATCCCGAAGTTTGCCGAAGGTGGTATGGTAGTGCCAGGCAATGCTCAGGTAAGCATCCAGACCGGGCCTGTGACGCAGATGGATGGCACCAACTTTGTGACAACCCAGGACCTAAGCAGTGCTGTTGCAGCTGGAGTCAATCAGACCCTAAACCTATTGCGCAATGACATGAACGCACGGCGCACGGTGGGGTTAGCATGAACGACTACGACATCATGTGCTTCTTGGAATACTACGCAGACCGCACCAGCGTCCGCGATCCGATCACAGGCAAGCGATCGCCTACAGCAAGGTGGCAGA